GCGCCGTCACCATCGGATCGGGAAACCTGATCTCTCCAAAACCGGTCCAAAACACGATCAACGAGAAGTTCAATGAAGTCTCTTCGGTGGTTGAATTGGTCAATGTGGTTTCGGCGGAGGGGATGACCGAATACGAAGTGCCTTATGTTATCAGCTATGCTGAAGGAGGCATCACCGGCGAAGGTCAAGACTACTCTGATGGCGAACCGGTCTTCGACTACGTCTCGATCAAACCGATCAAGATTACGATCTACACCGAAGTCACCGAGGAGGTTTCCAAGCTGACGCCGGTCCAATACCTGACCAAGATTCGCCAAGCGGCCTTGATTGCATTGCGTAAGAAAGTCGCACGTTTGATTCCCTTAGGAAATCCGGCAGCAACTCCGGCCGAGTTCACTGGGATTCTCAATGCCCCGGCGATCACCGATGCGGCCTTGGAATTCAGTGCGATTGATGAAAAAACCTTGCGCAAGATTGCGATGTCGTATGGTGGTGATGAAAACATCCTGGGGAATGCGGTCCTCTTGGTCAACAAGAACGATTTGATTGCCTTTGGGGATGTACGTGGAGCGGATAAGAAATCCGTCTACGAAATCACCCCGGATGCCTCCAACCCCAATGCCGGGATCCTAAAGGATGGCGGTCTCTCGGTTCGCTATGTCATCAACAGTGCCCTCAAAGCCCTCAGTGATGCGGCGACCGTCGCCACGACCCCGTGCATGATTTATGGCAATCCAGGAGCCTACGAACTCGCCTTGTTTAGTCCCTACGAGATCAAAGTCTCGGAAGATGCGGCGTTTAAGAAGGGCATGTTGGCAATTAAAGGAAGCGTCTTTGTGGGCGGTAACGTTGTGGCTTCCAATGGCTTCCTGATCATCAAGAAGAAAGCCGCTTAGTTTAGGCAGCGCCTCAGAAAGGAGAATCCATGACGGAAGCTGAACTACTCATTGAAGTGAAAAAAGGATTGGGTGTAACCGGACCAACTCAAGATGGAACGATCCTTCGTCATCTGAAGGATGTCAAAGCCTTTATGGCAAGCGCCGGTGTCCGATCCGACATTCTTGAGAGTGAAGTTTCCGTTGGTGTGATTCTTCGTGGGGTGGCTGATCTCTGGAACCTGGAGAGTGGCACTGTTCGATTTAGTCCTTACTTCATGCAACGACTGATCCAACTTAACACTCTTCCAGATCCGGTGGTAGCCAGTGTTTAAGCCCACTGGCGTCGGATCGTTCACTACTGCGGTGAAACTTCAAAAGCGCATTGCGACAAAAGTCAGTGGCGCACTGGAGTTCACTTTTGAGGATGCGGCGGATCCGATCCTCAACTGCAGCTTTAAAACCTATGGGGGGACTGAGTACGTCGTCAATGGAAGTCTCGTCCTACTCAATACCGCAACACTGGTGACTTGGTATCGTCAAGACATCCAAGCGGCGGACCGGATTCTCCTGCTTCAAGATCAAAGTCTTTGGGAAGTGATTGGCGAACCGGAGAACTTCGACATGCGAAACCAATATCTCATCTTGAAAGTCCGCAAGATTTCTGGTGGTGCCTAATGGCTAAGAATGCCATGAAACTCGACTTGAGCGGCGTCAAGGAACTCCTGGAGCGCATACAAAAAGCCGGAGGCAACATTGATGCGGCAGCCGAGAAAGCCATCGTCGAAAGCGCCAAACCGTTTTTGAGCGATCTCAAAGCAAGCATAAAGAAACATCGTCGAACCGGACTAACCGAAGCTTCGCTCAATGATCCGACCCAAATTGAACGGGAAGGAAATCGGCTCACGTTAAACGTGGGCTTTGATTTATGGAAAGGGGGTCTACCGGCACTGTTTATCGAACACGGGACACCCCATATGAAACCCGAACCCTTCATTCGACCGGCTATTCAACGTAACCAAGCCAAAGCACGAAAAACACAACAGGCAATCCTTACCCAAATTCTGGAGGACTTGAAACGATGAATGTCCGAGAAAAATTAATTGCGGCACTAACACCAATGGGATTGGAAGTACGCTTGCAGGGATCAATCGCAGAGAATGAACCGCTTCCCGAGAGTTTCTTGACCTACTTCATTATCGATAGTCCTGATGGAAACAGCTATGAGGATGGGCCCCTTGTGTCCTATATCCGCATTCAAGTCGTGCTCTATTCAACCAAGATGAGTCTCTTGAATTCGCTACCGCAACAAATCTTTCTCGCCTGTCGCAATGCTGGATTTATCCGGGATAGTCGTGGACGCGATCTAGGCTTTGAAGGTGATCATTATGGATGGAGTATGAACTTCATCACCACAGAAAGGAATTTCTAAACCATGTCTCAACCCTATGTATATGAAGAATATCAAGGTTTCGACAATCTATACTTCGCTGAAATCACGAAAGACGATGCGACCGCCTATACGGCTGGAACGCCGGAGGTCTTAGCGCCAGCTGGGGAGATTTCAGTCAAAACGGAACGCGCCTCGGACCCAAAATACTACGACAATCAACCGTTTCTGATCGTTACGGCTGAAGGCTTTGATGAAGCCACCTTGACGGTCCCCGTCCTTCCGATTGCCCTTGTTGCACGGTTACTTGGGAAAGTCGTCGACACTGTGACGGGAGCATTACTCGATACCGGAGAAACGCAAACGAAATACTTCGCGATCGGATATCGCTTACGTTTCACCGATGGAACCTATCGCTACGTCTGGCGGCATAAAGGGACCTTTAGGCTCGATGAAGAGAGCGCGAAAGCACAGGACAGCTCGACTGACACCAACAATCACAAACTGATCTTTACCGGGATCACCACGAAGTTCCGCTTCGAACTTCCGGATGCCAGTAAAAAACCCGGGAAGCAACTCGTCGTGGATGCCCGGGATGGGAAAGCGGATGTTTCTGAATGGTTCTCTCAAGTAGTAACGCCGGAGAATTTGACGGTCATCACACCAACTCCTTAGTGAGGTGAGCGAATGAAATCTAGCATCTCGTTAACGATTTACGATGAAACGGATGAAATCCTCGCGGAGTTTACTGAAAGTCGAATCCGCTGGGGCATTATCGAAGATGTAGTGGATCTTTCAGAAAAGCTCACAGGAAAGTCCGAACGGGAAGCCATCCAAGCAATGGGAACCTTCATCCAATTGGTCTTTCCCAAATTGACAAAAGAGCTCTTGCGTCAAGCGGATGTGAATGACATCAAACGATGCTTCCAACAAATCGTGAATGTCGTCAAGAACATCGAAGGAAACACCGAAAAAAACGTGGAAACGGTGAAGACTCCTTAGTAACAAGCGAGGAAGCTTCACCACTTTCCGAGATTATCTTTGAACTTGTCTTGAACCTCTGTAAAGCGTTTCCCGCATTGGATCCTTTCCGTCTAAGACGAAAAGAAGCGGATGAAGTCATTCTCCTCATCAACAAGCTCTCGCGCCAGGGTCGCAAGAAACCAAGTTCACCCGAGAGAATGAAACAACGAAAGAAAGTCTATGCAGATCAAGTGAGCTGGTTCTAGAAAGGACGGTGATTGCGAATGGCCGATGAAATCTTAGGTGGGAAGTGGACACTCGATACGACCGATCTCAAAGCCGGACTCACCGAAGCCAATCGCCTAATCCGGATTGCAGACTCCGAGTTCAAAGCTGCTGCCGCAAGTATGGGTACCTGGGGCGAAAATGCTGATGGTCTCAGTGCTCGAATCAAAAGCCTCTCGACCATCGTCGACATTCAAGAACAAAAGGTGCGCGCTCTCAAAGAACAACACCAACAAGTTTCCGAAGCCTATGGTATTAATTCGAAAGCCGCCCAGGATCTTGAAGTATCGATCAATCGCGAATCCGCTTCCCTGAATCGCAACAAGCTCGAGCTCGATGAGACCCAAACTGCCCTCTCGAAGCTAAAAGATGGCTCGGAGAATCTCGCGAAACAAAAAGAAACCTTGAAGAAGAAAACCGATGAGCTCACGTCCTCGATGAATGAGCTGGGTAAGAAAGCTCTCGTCGCCGTAACTGCGGCTGCGGCGGCTGCGGGTGCAGCGATCCTGAAATTGATGAGTGATGCTGGACACTTTGCAGATAATCTCATTACACTCTCCAATAAAACCGGAATCTCCGTCCAACAACTGCAAGAGTTGGACTATGCGGCGCGATTTGTGGATGTGTCGGTTGAAACCATGACCGGATCTTTGAATAAGATGACCCGGACAATGGATGATGCACGCGATGCACTTGCGACTGGAAAACTTAACGATCAAGCGGCTGCGTACAAAGAACTCGATGTTCAGATTACCAATGCGGATGGATCGTTGCGCAACAACAAAGCCGTCTTCTACGAGGTGATCGATGCCTTAGGTAAAGTCACCAACGAAACCGAACGTGACGCCTTAGCCATGCAAATCTTTGGGAAGAGTGCGACGGAGCTGAATCCACTTATCAAAGCGGGATCGACTGAGCTCAACCGCTTAGCCCAAGAAGCGCACCAGGTTGGGGCGGTTGTTAGCAATGAAGGTGTAAGCGCCCTGGGGACCTTTGACGACAACATGGAGACTTTGAAAGCTTCCACGCAAGGCTTGATGAACGAAGCCTTGGCACAGCTTACCCCGGTGATCAATGACTTAGTTACCCAACTCAAAGACAACATGCCCGCGATCATCGAAGCCATTCAAAGCTTCATCACCTTTACGATTGAAAATGGTCCAATGATTGTTTCTGTCATCGGTGGAATTGCGGCCGGACTTGCAGCATGGAATGTGGTGACTATGATTCAGGGATTAATCACGATGGTCAAAGGCTGGCAAGTCGCCACCGAAGGGATGAGTGCCGCGCAAGCCCTACTGAATATCGTGATGGCCGCCAATCCGATTGGGATACTCATCACTCTTGTGGCAGCCCTTGTCGCGGGGATCCTCATCCTCTGGAACACCAATGAGGATTTCCGTAAAGCCGTGAAGAAAATCTTTGAGGGAATCCTATCGATTATAAGCGAGGTGGTAGGGAAGATCGTGACCTTCTTTACCAAAACCATCCCCGAAAGTCTTTCAAAGGTTGGGGATTGGTTCAAGGATATTGGTTCCAACATTGTCGAAGGAGTATGGAATGGTATTCAAGGCATGACCTCGTGGATCGGTGACAAAGTCGGAGGTTTCTTTTCCGGGATCATCGATGGGGCGAAGGATTTATTAGGGATCCGATCGCCCTCCAAAGTCTTCGCGGGAATCGGTGAGAACATGGCTCTTGGCTTAGGTTCTGGGTTTAGCAGTGAGATGAAGTCGATCAATACAGACATTCAAAAAGCGATTCCGACATCCTTCAATGCGAGTGTTCAACCGAGCAACTTCACTTCTGCAGCATCCGGTCCGAGCGGACCGTCGATTCAACTGACGCAACATATCACTTCGCCAAAAGCCCTCTCGGCCTACGAAGTCTATCGCCAAACGAAGAACGCTAGTCAAGTGTTGGCCGTCGCTTTGAGCAAGGGAGGGTAAGGCATGATCCAACTTCAATACATCAATGCGAAACAAAAATCCCTCGACCTCGGGGAAGGCAGTGACTTCGCATTGATCGATTTTACCGGCATCACGCCGCCTAAAGCCAACATCCAAATTCAAGCCATCGCCGGCTTTGATGGCGCAACCTTTGTCAATGCGTCGGTGAACCCACGCAATCTGGTCCTCACACTCCAACTTCAAGGAGAGGTCGAATCCAACCGTCAGAAACTCTACGAACTCTTCAAAATCAAGCAGAAGGGGATGTTGATTTATACCTCGGAGCGGATCGAGGCACAGATCGAAGCTTACGTCGAAGCATTGGAAATTCCTCCGATGAGTTGGCCAGTCAAAGCGATGATTTCCTTGCTTTGTCCTCAACCCTACTTCGAAGCCCTACAGGACATCTTGATGGATATTTCCTTCATCGAATCCACTTTTACCTTTCCACTTCAACTCACCGACTTAGGTGTTGAAATGGGGATTGTGGTTCCCTCTGAAGCGGTTAACCTCTTCAATCCTGGAGACATTTCCGTTGGTATGAAGATTCGCTATAGTGCCAATGGAGAAGTCGTGAACCCCAAACTCATCAATACCCAAACCCTGGCGTTCATTGAACTTCAAACGACGATGTTGGCGGGGGATGTACTGACGATCACAACGGATGTTGGCAAGAAACGCATCGAGCGCTTGCGTAATGGTGAAGTTACCAACCTCTTCAATGCCTTAGCGTTGGGATCTACTTTTCTGCAGTTGGAAGAAGGAGACAACGTCCTTTACGCTACCAGCAGCAGTGGTTCTTCTTCGCTGTTTACAGAGATTACCTTTCGTCCTAAATACAGCGGGGTATAGCCAATGGAACTACGGATCTATGATACACAACTTGACTTGATTGGAATCCTCGATACAGCGACTGATGTCATTTGGCATCGCGTCTTTCATTCTTGTGGGGACTTTGAAATCCATGTCCCGGCCACCCTAGAAGCCATTGAGTTGCTCAAGATGAATCATCTGGTGACCAAGAAGGATGCGCTCGAGTTTGGAATCATCGAAACCCTGTCACTGGAACAAAACGAAGCCGGGGAGAACTTAAAGATTACTGGTCGATTTGGATCCAGTATCCTCGATCGACGGATCCTCTTTGAGACACATACCTTCAATTCAACCGTTGAAGATGCCATGCGAAGCTTAGTCAGTGCATGCTGCATAACCCCGACGATATCGGACCGGATCATGCCTGAAGTTGAACTCGGACCCTTGATGGGATTCACCGAGATGATCCAGTTTCAAGCGACCTATAAGAATCTCTTGTCTACCCTAAGAGGCTTGTCCGAAACCAGTGGTCTTGGTTTCCGGATTCGATTCATTCCAAGTGACAAGAAATTCCGCTTTGAAGTGATGAAACCGTTGGACCGATCCTTCTTGCAGAGTGAGAATCCTCGCGTCATCTTCAGTAATGATTATGACAATCTACTTACCTCAACCTATCAGGAAAATGCGCAATCCACTTCCAACTTTGCCCTTGTGGGTGGGGAAGGGGTTAAAGAGGATCGAACACTGATTCTCGTCGGGAGCGAAAGCGGCTTAGGACGTCGCGAGGTTTTCATTAATGCCAAAGACATTCGCATCGAAGATGGAATGAGAACAAAGGAATATGAGATGCAGCTTGCTCAAAAAGGATTTGAAGCCTTAACACCAACAGTGAGATCCTTTGAAGGGACCGTCCTACCCAATGGTAATGGTACCTATAAAGTCGACTATGACTTAGGGGACATCGTGACCATTGAAAATAGCCGCTGGGGGAAACGGATCCATGTCCGGATCACGGAGATCACCGAGGTTGAAGATGCCAATGGAAGTTCTATTCTCCCGATCTTTGGCAAAGCAACGAGAGTTCATTCATTGAACGAATCTGATACTTCAGAATCTGGATCAAGCGGGTCACTCTCACTGACTCCCAATCGAGTCGTGATTTCGGATGGATCCGGAAACCTTGTTGCCGGATCGCCTTCATCAACGGAGGTTGGGTATCTTGCTGGAGTAACCTCAGCGCTTCAAACGCAGCTCAACAACCTTTGGAATCTGATCTATCCCATCGGTGCTTTGTACCTAAGTGTAGTTTCAACAAGCCCAGGGATCCTCTTTGGTGGTACGTGGGTGCAGATATCGGACAAATTTTTGTTGGCCGGTGGATCGACGTATAGTCCAGGATCCAGTGGTGGATCCGCAACCCATACGCATACTTCGCCTTCACATACCCATGAACTTGCAGCTCATAGTCATAGTTCAGCCGCGCACAGTCATAGCGTTGCACCTCATAATCACAGTTCAGCCGCGCATACCCATGTCGTTCCGGCTCACAACCATACTCTGGTATCCGGCTACGCCTTGATTCGTGGGAACACCGGGTACATCTACAATCGTCAAAAGTCTGTGTCTCCAGTCTGGACAGAGACAAATAAGAACGCTGGTGCCTGGTCAGCATCCTCTGCAACCAATGGTGCCGCGACTGAATTGGGTGGGTCTACCGACAATACCAGTCTATCGACCGATTCAACAACCCCTGGGAATACGGGTTCCACCGCCCTAACGACCGATTCAACGACTCCAGGAAACACGGGATCCATTGCGTTGACGACGGATGCGACAACACCGGGATCCACTGGAAGTACGTCGAATCTGCCTCTCTATCTCTCAGTTTATGTATGGAAACGGACTGCTTAAGGAAGGAGAGTTGAAACATGGCTCTACGAAGTGGATTCTTCAATAGTGTCGCTGGGGATCGACTGTACTCTGCAGCAGAGTTTGCGGAATACTTCGCAGCCTTCATTGGGAGTGGGGTTTTCCCTGAACCCAGTACAAGTCTGAAGATCGAAGCAACATCCGGCTTGACGCTTAAAATCAAGGCTGGGAAAGCTTGGATCAATGGTTACTTCTTGATCAATGACGCGGACACTACCGAGATCATTCCGGTGAATGCAGTGTTAAATCGCATTGATCGATACGTCATTCGGTTGCAATTTGCCTCCCGGAGTATGACGATTGTACGCAAGGAAGGCGTGGCAGCGTCGAATCCCATCGCACCCAGTGTTACGCGGGATGCGGAAAGTATCGAGCTTTCCTTAGCGCTGATTCAAGTCAACGCCGGGGTAAGTTCGATCTCAGCTGGAAACATCACCGATACGCGTGCAGACGCGAGTGTGTGCGGATTTGTGTCTTCGACGATCACCAATCTCCCCTACATGACACCCAATCGTGCACTGATCTCCGATGCGTCCGGAGAACTCGATGTTAGTCCTGTGACGAATGTTGAACTCGGGATGTTGAGCGGGGTCACCTCCGCAATCCAAACACAGCTCAATGCCAAGCAAGCGACGATCAATGGAGCAGCATCTACCATTGCTGTCAGCAATCTTTCCGCTAATAAAGTCCTGATCTCGGATGGAAATGGCAAAGTTGGTATAAGCACAGTAATTACTACAGAATTAGCGACTCTTGCAGGGGTGACTTCTGCCATTCAAACTCAGCTCAACGCCAAGCAGGCGACGATCAATGGAGCGGCTTCCACCATTACTTCGGGAAATCTAACCGCAAACCGAGTCTTACTTTCGGATGGAAATGGCAAAGTCGCCAACAGTGATATCACCAATGTGGAGTTGGGAACGTTGGCCGGAGTGACCTCTGGCATTCAATCACAGTTAAATGCTAAGTTGGCAAGTTCAGCGCAAGCAGCGGATGCCCTCAAAGTCGGTGGAAAGAAGATCACGGTTGGGACAGTCGCACCCACATCGCCTGCCACTGGAGATGTCTGGATTGACACCAACTAGGTGGAAGGGACAGTAACATGGCAAACCAAACCTTTGGCTACCTAACTGCTCCAAACTACGGACGCTGGGGAGGATCATCCACTTACGCCTGTGTCGGACTTCGCTCCACCATGCCCGAGGATGGGACCATTCTGCAACTCTCGGTCTACTTAGGTCGATATGCGGATGCGACCATTCCGATTGTCTGGGGAGAGATTTGGAATCGCAGCACCGGAGCGATTATTGCTCAGTCTCTAAACTCGATCTCCCCAACTAACACGACGGACACGTATTCCGAACTGGTCAAAGTAACCTTCCTGATGCAGAACGTCAAGATCGTAGCCGGTACGCCACTTTGGATCGGATTCGCACGGAACTCTGCGGATGCCAATCGAGCGTTGTGGTTTGGCTCAAGAACCGGTGCTTCAGGACAGAGTACAGACTATCTCAACGCCTCACGTTCGACACCCGGATCCTTTGCAGTGACCAATACCTGGGCAAATGAAGCCCTCTACGTCGAGGTCGTCTACAAGACCGGTAGCCAAGTCAAAGTCTGGAATGGAGCAGTCTTTGAGTCCAAACCAGCCAAAGTCTTCAATGGATCCTCCTGGTTGGAAAAACCGGTCAAAATCTGGGACGGGTCTCAATGGAAAGAAAGTAATTCGTGAAAGGAAAAGGAACAAACATGAATACTACACTCTTGCTTCAACAAATTACCGTCGCGATTCTGGTCTCTGCCGTCGTCATCCCGACCGTTCAACGTGTCAAAGGATGGTTCCCCAATAGTACATGGGTCGAAGTCTTCAGCGCGATCCTAGCGGTTGCATTGGGAATTCTCATGTCCCGGTACTATGCCAGTTATGACTGGGTTGCCTGTGTCTGGGTCGGATTCTATTCTCTTATTGGGGCAGAAGCCATTTACCGTCTACTGGGGGAGAAAATGACGACTTTCGCAGACAAAAAAGACATCTGGAATTTACAAGAAATCGATCCGGATGAATTGGCATTCCTATCTGCAGATGAAAGTGAGGATTCGCCTCATGACGAAAACCAATGAAGGACTAGTCGCTTACTGTAAAACCAAACTCACCCTCCCGACGATCTATATGTTGGGAGGGTTTGGTCGGTTACTCACCCAAGCCAACATCAATCGCAGAGTGAATCAATTGCGTTGTCCGCATACGATCCAGAACATCAAAACGATCCAAGCTGGACTCGGCAAATATTGCTTTGATTGCGTAGGCTTGATCAAAGGGTATCTCTGGGAAGAAAAGCCCGGGATCGTTCCTTACAACATCCCCAAGGGATCGGATCAGAATGTTAAAATGATGTACTCCGCTTGTCCACAAAAAGGACCCCTTGCCAGAATGCCAGACCTTGTAGGGCTGCTTGTCTTCACGGAGAACCTTGGGCACGTCGGTGTCTATATCGGCAAGGATGCCACCGGAAAGCGCCAATACATCGAAGCTACACCCGCATGGAAAAAATGGGGAGTCACCCAATCCAACGATGAGATTCGCAAGTGGGCATTCTGGGGAAAGTACAGCTACATCACGTACATCGAGCCCATAAAAGAATCGATCCAGTCCGAAATCAAAGTCGGGGATCTTGTCTTGGTGTCCGGGGTCGGAAGGGGCACTAGTCTCGGAACAGGTGGTTCCACAGCAAATCTAAAGAACCGTCGAATGAAGGTTATCAAGATTCTCCCCAAAGCACCTTACTCGGTCGGTTGTTCGATCAATCTCAAAGCAGTGGTTGGAGAAACCGGATCACAATATATCACTGCCTATTTCAAACCAACTTCGATACGAAAGGGGTAAGACATGTCGTCAGATACCACATTCAGCTTATCGGTGCTTATTGCGATCGCAGGTTGCTTTGTGGGGCTGGCCGGTTGGATCCATGCCCGGGACTCCAAGATCAGCAATGACGCGGAATGGAAGGGAAACGTCAATGCGAAACTTGACATGGCCATCGGTCTTCGCAAAGATCATGACGAACTCGAGGAAAAGCATAACAGCAACACCGAGCGCATCGGTCGCGTCGAAGAGTCAACAAAAGCCGCACATCGTCGAATCGATACGCTCGAGCAAAAAGTAAAATAAAGTTTAGGGAAACCATCTTTTGTTGCATAGATAGGTAACAGGAGGTGAGATAATGGTCCTGTCATTCTGGATACATTGTTTATGTGAGCTCGAGAGAGAAATCGTGAAAAGCGAAAGCTTGAAACTCTATCAAGAGCAAATCGAAATTCTGTATATTAGTTAACAGTTGCGAAAGCAGCTGTTTTTTTGTCCAGGAAAATGTACAAATACTATTTCGGTATTGAAATTACTTATATGACTTAACAATTGACAAATTCTTGAAGAAACAGTATGAACTTGAATGATATAATAAAAATGTTAATAGTTTAAACCTAAATTTCATGAATTATTCGATAAGGGGGAATAATTATCAAAACTTTACCATTTAGTGAAAAGCAAACTAAGTCCAAAAAGAGAGTTTCTGATCATGGAGAAGTCTTTACGGCTGAACGCGAGGTAAATGCAATGCTTGATTTCGTTGATCAAGAGACAAGACGAATTGATAGTCGTTTTCTTGAACCTGCATGTGGCAATGGAAATTTTCTATATGAAGTTCTAAAAAGAAAACTGAATTTAGTGAAAGAAAGATATGGTTCTATTTCGTATGATTTTGAGAAGAACGCCATTCATGCATTAACTAGCATATATGGTGTAGATTTACTAGAAGATAATGTAATAGAGTGCCGAGAAAGACTATATATATTATTTTCTAGTTATTATTCTAAAATTTGCAAGACTGATACAGAACTAGATTGTCTAGATGCTGCAAAATACATACTAGAACGAAACATTCTATGTGGGGATGCTTTAACATTGAAGACCAGTTCAAGTGCACCTATTATTTTTTCTGAATGGTCTTTCGTTTCTGATTCTTTAGTAAAAAGGCGAGATTACCGCCTTGATGAAATGCTAGATGGACATGAGGAACAAATGTCAATATTTATGTCTGATTGGTCATATGATAATGAGGTGAAGGCATTTATCCCAAATCCTATTAGGGAATATCCGGTTATAGACTATAGGAAGGTGCACATCAATGACTAATGATTTTTACACAAATACATACAATCCTGACATCTTGTCTTGCATTGCTAATCTTAGTAGTGATGAAGTATTTACTACACCTGAAATAGTTAATAACATCCTCGATATGTTGCCATCAGAAATATGGAGCGATAGAAATGTTCGGTTTCTTGATCCTGCGTGTAAGTCGGGAGTATTTTTACGCGAAATTGCCAAAAGATTGCTAGTAGGACTTCAAAAAGAAATACCAGAACTTCAAGATAGAATCGAGCATATTTACAAGAATCAGATTTTTGGCTACGCGATAACAGAATTGACTTCACTCTTAAGTAGAAGAAGTCTTTATTGCTCTAAATATCCAAATAGCAAATACTCGGTTTCAGTTTTTTCAACACCATCTGGAAACATTAGCTATTCTAGAATCAACCATAAGTGGGAAAAAGAAAAGTGTATATTCTGTGGTGCACCAAAGTCAGAATATAGTAGAAGTAACGAGCTTGAATCCCATGCATACGAGTTTATTCATATCGAAAAAATGGAGGAGTATTTAAAAATGAAATTTGATGTGATTATAGGTAACCCCCCTTATCAACTTGATACTGGTGGTTCAGGTAAACAAGCTAAACCTATTTATAACTTATTTGTAGAACAAGCAAAGAAATTGAAACCAAGATATATTTCAATGATAATTCCATCTCGCTGGTTTGCCGGAGGTATGGGGCTAGACTCATTTAGGAAAACAATGCTTAATGATTCGCACATAAGAAAATATGTGGATTTCACTAATGCCAAAGACTGTTTCCCTGATAATAGCATAGGAGGTGGAGTAGGCTACTTCTTGTGGGATAGAAATTACGATGGAGATTGTGAGTTTGTAAATATACATGACGGGAAAGTGAATACTCAAAAAAGGAGACTTAATGAATTTCCAGTTCTCGTTAGGTACAATGAAGCTATAAGTATTATACATAAGGTTTTAGAAAAGAAAGAGCCAAACTTAGGCGAGATTGTTAGCTCAATCAGTCCCTTTGGTTTAGATACTTCAGTTAGAGGTGATGATAAAAAATCGAATAATTCATTAACGCTATATTCTAGCAAAGGTGTTGGATACATTTCGAGAAGGCTAATTACTCAAGGTTTAGATTATATAGATAAATATAAACTAATGATTAGCCAAGTTACGTCTGAACATGCAAATGAATCAGATAAGAATGGCCAATTTAAAGTACTTTCTCGCACAAAGGTTCTTGGACCTGGTGAAATATGCACTTTCTCTTATTTATTAGTAGGTAACTTTAGCGATCATAAAGAGGCAGCAAACCTGTCGGTTTACTTGCAGTCAAAATTCGCACGATTTCTTTTGTTACAAGCAATTTCATCGATTCACATTTCAAAAGATAAATTTTGCTTTGTCCCAAAACTTGACTTCTCAAGAACATGGACAGATTCAGACTTGTACAAAAAATATAATCTTTCGGATGAAGAAATTCTGTTTATTGAGCAGATAATTAAGCCTATTGAGTCTGGGGAAGTAAATGATGGCAAGTAAGAGTTATTTCCCACTTCGACCTAAAGTGAATCCAATGATTTATGCATATAAGGATTCTAATCCGGAGTATGCGGGTTTTTTAAAGATAGGTTATACTTTAGTCGATGTTGAGAAGAGAGTTGCACAACAATATCCAACAAAAAGACCTGATGGTAAAGCACCTTATAAAATAGTTTATCGTGAATCGGCAATGTATAGTGATGGTACATCGTTTACTGATCATGATGTTCATCGAATTCTAAAACTGAAGCATGTCTCTCGTGTTGGTGGAGAGTGGTTCAAGTGTACAGTTGATGACGTTAAGGCAGCAGTAATAGCGGTGAAAACTCGATCTGACAATTTCGAAAATCGGACGAACAACTTTTCACTTAGGCCTGAACAAGCCGATGCTGTTAAAAAAACGATTGAATACTTCAAGAAATCTAAAGAAAGTGACTCGAATCAAAGCCCAAAGTTTCTTTGGAACGCAAAAATGCGCTTTGGCAAGACTTTCGCGTCATATAAACTTGCTCAGAGTATGAAATTTAAGAGAATTCTTGTCTTAACATTTAAACCTGCAGTAGAAGCTGCTTGGGAAGAAGATTTGATGACTCATATTGATTTTGAAGGCTGGCAATTCATTAAGCCACATGGCTTGACTTACCAAAAAGCTGACAAAAAGAAGCCAATTGTTTGTTTTGGTTCGTTTCAAGACTATTTAGGTGTCGACCGTGAAACTGGTGGTATAAAAGCTAAAAATGAGTGGGTTCACACAACCAATTGGGACTTAGTGATTTTCGATGAGTATCATTTTGGCGCGTGGAGAGATAATGCTAAGAATCTATTTGTTAATGAGAATGATGACGATTTCGATTTACTTGACATTGAAAAATATAAAGAGACTGAAGCTGACAATGCATATAATGAATCCTTCTTACCTATAACTTCCAATCACTATCTATTTCTATCCGGCACACCATTTAGAGCTCTTAATTCCGGAGAGTTTATAGAAGATCAGATCTTTAACTGGACTTATTCCGACGAGCAACGAGCAAAGGAATCTTGGACTGGAACTAACAACCCTTACGCTTCATTACCTCGAATGGTGCTTATGACTTACAAGGTACCTGAAAGTATAAGGCGAATTGCTCTTCAAGGGGAGTTTAATGAGTTTGACCTCAATGTGTTTTTTTCTGCAAAGGGAAAAGCAGAGGACTCTGAGTTTATATATGAGACTTATGTGCAGAAGTGGCTTGACCTTATTAGAGGATCGTTTTTCGAGACAACTATTGATGAACTTAAACATGGATCTCAAAAACCACCAATGCCATTTTCTGATGTAAGACTTCTTAATGTTCTATCACACACTTTCTGGTTTTTGCCGAACGTATCGTCTTGTTATGCAATGAGTAATTTGCTTAAAAAACGACAAAACATCTTTTATAGAGATTACAAAATAATTGTGGCAGCTGGTAGCAAAGCAGGTATAGGAGTAAATGCCCTATACCCTGTTCAAAAGACAATGGATAATCCTCTTGAAACTAAAACTATTACTCTCTCTTGCGGTAAGTTAACAACCGGAGTAACAGTTAAGCCTTGGACTGGGATTCTTATGTTAAGAAACTTATCAAGCCCAGAAACTTATTTTCAAGCGGCTTTTAGGGTTCAAAGTCCTTGGGACTTAGTACTTGAGAATGGGAAGCGGGAAATAATAAAGAAGGAGTGCTATATATTCGATTTTTCACTTGATAGAGCACTAAAGCAAATTGCAGACTATAGTTGTCGGCTAAATATAAATGAGTCGAATCCAGAAAAAAAAGTCGGCGAATTCATCAGCTTTTTGCCAGTATTAGCATATGATGGTAGTTCTATGAAGGAAGTTAATGCAGCTGAAATACTAGATATTTCTTTAGCGGGAACATCTGCAACACTTCTTGCACGAAGATGGCAAAGTCCTTTGCTCGTTAATGTTGATAATGAGACATTACAAAGACTATTAACTAGTAAAAAAGCGCTAGAGGCACTAATGAAGATTGAAGATTTTAAGAATCTAAATACGGAGATTAAAGCAATAATAAATAGTTCTGAAAATGTCAAAAAAGCAAAAAAAGATGGAACTGAAAAGCTCAATCAAGATGATAAGAAAAAGTTGTCCGATGAAGAGAAAGAATATAAGTCAAAGAGAAAAATTATTAGAGATAAGTTGATCAAATTTGCGACAAGAATCCCATTATTTATGTACTTAACAGACTATAGAGAAAGGTCGTTAAAAGATGTAATTATTCAGCTTGAACCAGAATTGTTCAAAAAAGTTACCGGATTGAACGTGCCAGAGTTTGAATTACTTTTGTCCTTAGGAGTATTCAATGCACCACTAATGAATGATGCAATTTATAAGTTTAAACGTTATGAGGATGCAAGTCTTAATTATTCTGGTATAAATAAGCATGAAGGTGAGAAAGTTGGTTTGTTTGATACAGTTATTGACCAAAATGATTTTTCATTTATGAAGAACAGCCCCGATTTATCAAACACAAAAGTAGAACTGCAAAAAAACACTGTTGAATTTGGTTCATCACAAAATGATGCAAGTAGTAATACGGATCAAATCGTCATTGAGTATCCTAAGAAAATCTCAGGAGAAAAGGTCGAGAAGAACAGTAATGATTCACCCGACTCTAGCGTTCAAAGTTTTTCTGTTGATGCAAATGCGCCTTTAGTTTCGAAAACTAAATTAAGGTACCAAAGTTTGAAAGTTGGATCAATAGTACTTCATTATAAATTTGGTAAAGGTGTTGTATCTTCAATGAGCAAGGATAAGTTGCTTGTAAATTTTGATAATGGGTCGAAGTGGTTTCAATATCCAAAAGCATTTCAGCAAGGTCACCTTGAGATTATTGAGCTTTAAAAGAAAGACACACAAACGTCAAGTTTTGCGACCAACAAATCAATTTACTCAATTTAGTAACTTTTGAAAGGGGGAGTAAAATGTCAGAGTGGATCACTGTATGTAGTCCTAAAATGTTTGATTTAGTTGGTGCTTTCGAAGAGCTGGATGAAATTGATTTCAAACAGTCAACAAATGTCCAAGTTGGGGATGGTGTTTATTTCTATGTTTCTGATCCTATACGAGAAATTCGATTTAAGTGTAAAGTAACTCGGGTGGATCTTGTAGAAAAGGAAATTGATTCCATAAAATACGAGATCGACGATACGAATTATGCTAATACTGGAAGATACATGAGAGTAAAATTGATTGAAAAGTATAGTAATGTATATCGATATGATGAATTAGTGGTTAACGGACTAAATCAAGTTCAGGGTCCTTCTTTAGTTACAGAACAACTTAAAGGATATCTAGAATCTCAACGATATTCAATGAATGAAATCAATTACTTCTTTGTGCATCAAAACGAGAATTATCTAGATGAGTCAACTCGTGAATATCTGTGGGCTCCCAAGAGAAATAGTAAAGGAAACCTAATTCATCACTGGTCTAGTTTAGTGAAGGCAAAAAAGGGCGACCTTATTATTCATAGCCATAAAGCAAGAATTTACGCATTTAGCAGAGTCAAGGAGGATTGCTACACCTACCTAAAACCTGATGGTAAGGGTGGGACGATCGAAGGGTGGAGAGTAGATAGTGAGTATTTCAAAGTTGATAATCCGATCTATTCTGGTAACCACAGAGATGAGTACTTAAAATTTCCAATAAAGAGATACTCGCCATTTGATAAGAATGGTGATGGTATAAAAGGTTACTTCTTTGTTGCTAATAAAGGATTGTTTGATTATATCCTTGATCAAACTCTACTCAAAATGAGTTCAAACATTAAGAAAGATACTTTGAAGTACTTCTGTACAAAAACACCTGAAGTAAGTCCAATGGAGATTGAACTTGATCAAGAGATGAACGAAGATGTAAATGAACTTGTTTCTCGAGATCCAACTCCAAAAGAATATATAGCAAAGCCAGTTGCGAAACCAACGCCCGTTCCATCCGGTAACAAAATGGTTTACCCACGTAATAAGTCAGTAGCAGTGAATGCATTACTATTGGCAGAAGGTAAATGTGAGATCGACCCAAGTCACATAACGTTTAAAAGAAAGAAAGGTTCTCTTCCTTACACCGAACCTCATCACCTCATACCAATGGCGATGCAAGGAATACTTAATACTTCCATAGATGTTGAGGCTAATATAGTATCGCTTTGCAGCCACTGTCACAATAAGATTCATTATGGTTTTGATGCAGAGGAACTGATAAAGGACTTATATTTGAAACGTAAGGATGAAATTGAGAAGATTGGGGTCAAGTTAACACTCGAAGAATTATTAAAAATGTACTTCACGAATAAGTAAGTAAGAAAGTAGGGGGAAAATGCCACAACCAAAGCGTTGGCTAGATGAAGTAATTGATGTATTCGAGGATCTTGGTGGAAAGGCGACATTACGACAAGTTTATGCAAAGATATTCGAGCGTAATATCATGGATTTTGCTGCTAATCCTTCATGGAAAGACAGTGCAAGAAAAACAATTTATATGAATTCGAGTGACTGCAAGATTTTTACACATCACGGTGATATTTTCTATGCTGTTGAAGGTAAGGGGAAAGGTATATGGGGCTTGCGCGAATTTAAGGAAGTTTCTGAAAATGAAAAAGCTGTTCAGGAATTTCCTGAAGGTAAAGAGAAGATGCAAGTTCATCTAACCTATGAACGAAATCCAAAAGTAATTAAGTTGGCCAAAGAAAAAAGAAAGAGTGAGAATGGTATTTTGGATTGTGAGGTTTGTCATTTTGACTTTGAGAAAAAATATGGGGAAATTGGGGCAGACTATATTGAAGGTCATCATATTATTCCAGTGTCAAACATCCCAGAGGGTTATAAGACTAGGATCAATGACATAGTGTTACTATGTTCGAACTGCCATAAGATGATTCACCGAAAGAGGCCTTGGATTACCAAAGATGAATTAAGTAAGTTAATATCTGAAACAGAAGAACATAACGTAATGAACGGGGATTTATATGGCACCAAGAATTAAAAACAGCACCTCGCAATTTCTCTTTGATTATAGAGTTAAGACCAACTGGAAGTATTTCTTCTTCGCATTAGTCTTGTTCATTGTGCTACATTTACTTGCTCTATCCATTGATACTTATGTGTCAGATCAAATTCACTTTAAGTTCATTATTGTGTCTATCCTATACACACTGGCTTCGACAGCAGCTGTATTCTTGATTTGGGAGGTTGCTGCGAAAAAAACATTTATGAAAGAAGTTATTAATCTAACAAACTTAAGTAACAATCTCGTATCAAGTGGAATTGAGTACTATTACGAAAACTTCAGAGACATTGATTGGCGAGTATTATTAAGTGGTCAAAAAGAGTTCATAATATGCATAGTATATGGAGACTGGTTTTACCGCCGAGTCGAGGATCAGCTCAAGAAGTTTCATAAGAATGGCGGGAAAATAACTATAATCTTCCCTGATTTTAATAATGAAGAAGTAATCTCTATGTATGCCCGTCGATTTCATATGCCTATTGAGAAGGTAATTGAGCATATCGTAGAATCGATAGCGTTTTTTGAAAGATTTGATCCTGAGATATTCCTATTCGAAGGGAATCTTCAAAATAGCTACTACAAAATAGGTGATCTTGCATTAATCTCATTTTTCAACCATCAAAAAGAGCAAAGTACAGTACCAGCAATTCTCCTTGGTAAAGATGGAGATATGTATAATTATGTTTTAGGCGAATTGTCGGCTATCAAAGATCGATCAACGAAATATGTTAAGGAGCAAAAATGAAAAATCGTTTCAACGATAGACTATTATTTATAGATACTGAAACCGGTGGGACGGATCCTTTTAAGCATAGTTTGTTACAGATCGGTCTCGTGGTTTGGGATGCTAACAAAGGAATCATCGATCAAAAAGAGTTGTTCATTAAGCACGAAAGCTATGTGGTCACTAATGAGGCACAAAGAATCAACAAATTCGAACAAAGTCAACACGATTTAAAGGCTATAGAACCCAGTCAAGCATTGAAATCGTTCATCGAATTCTGTAGAAAGAATTTTCCAAGTGATTACAAGATCATTATTGCAGGACATAACGTGCAATTCGATATCAACTTCCTTAAGCAATTCTTTATTCAAAACGATAGATCATTTAGCAACTTATTCTCTCATAGGAGCATAGATACATATTCAATAGTTCAATTCCTTAATATCTCCGGGATTATGGATGTTGATATCGCAAGTTCGTCCAAAGTGTTTCAATTACTCGATATCAAAGTTGAGAAAAGACATAGCGCTTTGCATGATGCAATTGCTACTACACTACTATTCGAGAAACTTATTAATCGTGTAAGATAGGGATCACTTCTTGGTTATACTTGATTCTTGATCATTTGATGGTCTGTATTACATGATATAAAAGTAAAGCGGAGGGGAAAATAATGAGGGACGAAATCATTAAGTTTTCGCAGAATTATGACAATGAAAGAAGAAACATGAGCTTTGGTGATCCATCATCAAGCACTTATACTTTGCTAGTTAAGGAGATACCGGAGCAAATAAGAAAGTATAATGTTGTTGCAGATAAGAGACTAAAAGTAAAAGGCTCATGCGGACAAGGACAGTGGACGTTCAATCCTTGGATCTGCATTTTCGATTTAGATGTAACCTCAAAAGCAAGTGAAGGTTACTATATTGTCTATCTTTTTGATGACCAGCGAAAGTATTTGTATTTAAGCATTAATCAGGCCTGGACGCCCTATGCAGAAAACAGAAATCTTCATAAAACAGCTCTAAAGCTTGAAGCTGCAGGACGAGTTGCTAATGAATGGAGGAATTTGATCTCAGATGAGTTAAGGGATATGAGAGGCGTAAACTCAATCCACCTAACGTCAAACAGTAAAGATACAAATGCATTGGGATATCAAGTTTCTCATGTATGGGGATATAAATATCTGATCGAAGATTTACCTACAGACAAGCAACTGATGTTGGATCTTTCGACTACAATTGAAGTCTTCAATAAGTTGAAATCGAAAATAAACAAAACAGCAGCAGTAAACTCGATATCGAAAATATTAAGCACTCCTGACAATAAACCTATTCCAGTGGAAGTAGATGCAAGGAAGTTCACCCTAGTCAATGAACCAGTCCCCAAAGGAATAAAGAAGAAAGCTACTGTTTCTCAATTCAGGGGAAGAATTATCGATCATATTAAAGATAATGAGGAAAAAACATTACGTGGGAAGTTGGCTGAAGAGATTATCTTGAATAATGAGGTGGAAAAATTAGCGGATTACAATCGAATAAATGGTAGTAATCTTGAACCAATCTGGAGATCAGTCACCGAGGGAGATGGCCTTGGCTATGATATTCTATCGTATGATCAAAATGGTGAAGAAATTTACATCGAAGTTAAGTCAACAACAGGCAGTAAAAACGAACCGTTCTATCTCACTGCTAATGAACTTGAACGAATAAGGCAGGATGATAGCAAGTATTTCATATATCGAGTTTATGAGTTGAATGTTGAGCAAATGACTGCGAGTTATTATATTCTACATAGTCATATACAAGATTTACTGAATTTTGAACCAAGTGTCTACTTGTGTTCAATCAAGTAATTAGGGAAACGAAAAATGAAAGGGGCTTAACATGGCATTTAAAGATGAAGCGAGAATGTTGGCTAAGTGGATTAAGGATGATGGAACGTTGGCATCTAAATCACAGATGACACATGGAATCTATTACTTAGATAGGACTGATCAATATTACCACTATCACAAAGGACAAGCATCTCCTTCAGATTACTCTGAAGCGCTATACGAGATATTTCAAGCAATGTATCTATATGATTTTATTGACATTGATCTTGAGATTCTGAAACTAGTTAGGAAGAAGTATAGAGACCTTGAATCGCTCGATGAAATTAGGAAAGAGAAAGTTATCGAAAATCTAGAGAAGTTTGAAGACTACTAAAATTTATCAAGTCAACTAATGAATATGACTGTGGAATTGATGAAGCGAGGATAATCATGTCAATAAACTTCGAACCAGGAAAAGTATATGATGGGGTAATTTGGAGAGAGTTTTTATGTGTTAATAGCGGATCGATTTGCTATTCAAAGCATCTTGATTCGCTTGTCTTGATTTCAAATTACACTTTGGCTCCCACTAAAGATAGATGGAACGGTGACACACTACTTTTTACTGGATATGGCAAAAATGGGGATCAAAACATTGATCTCCACTTGAACAAAATGCTTGCAGATACATGTCATAGTAAGAAGAAGTTATATTTATTTGAAGTAAGGAAACCCGGCCAGTATCTATTCCTTGGCAACCCGGTATTAAGTGGTGAGCCTTTTAAAGAATTGCAGAGGGGATGGGATGGTTTGATGCGTAATGCTTGGGTATTCCCATTGAAGATCATTAACACAGTTAATGATGATTTATAGACTATGTTAACAGAATTAGTTAATACCTAATAAACAGTGTATGAGCATGTGTTAAGAACTCGGATCAAATAGTTCAATAAGAAGAGTGAGATGATTTGCGGAATTTACAGTTATTTCTTTCCTAGAAAGAAAGAGCTGATTTAGGCTGGATTCCCAGTAAAAAGAAAGGAGGTTGATGTAGGATGATTTGTACCAGATGTGGGGCGGAATTTGATGTTGATGAAGCGAGAGATGAATATAATTCTGAATTCGATGGAAGTATTTCATATGATGAAGAATATGATGGAGATGTATGTGCGAATTGTGCAATATCAGAAGCGAATTCATATATGAATGTTGGTAAAGCAATTGATATGATGAATGGCGATGCAGATTATGATGACGATTTCGTAAAGAATCATTTGTGATTCTCGGTATAGTAATTTATTGAATCAACAAGATGTGCAACTTTAGTTCTAGTTGTCAATTAAGAAGAAAGAACGTTAGCGTTTAGCTACAAGAAGGGTGGAAAAATGGCAGTAATCCAGGTTTTCTTTGATATCCCAGCTGACATTCATGCTGAGATTGTAAAAGGTACTTTAAAAGTATTTGGAGGAGTAGTTAGAGATCAAAAAGGGAGAATTGTTTATCATCTAAAAAATGTCACAAAAGTTGTCGGTAATTCACCTATGAACAAACAACTGGCAATTGGTGTAGCCGTAACAGTAGGAGCGTTAGCTGCATATGCAGGTTATATAGCTATGAAAAATCATAAAAATCGAAAAGCCTTGCCGACAGCGATTATTAAATTCGATGAGAGTTTTACCAAGTACATTCTAGCTGCAAAGAATGGAAAATTAGAAAATTCTATGATACTAAATCTTGATGAAAATGTTGGAATTCTTGTAGATGAGCTTTCTAGTACTGGTGCTGAACTGGATATCCAAGAAGCTATCAATATAGAACGACTTAACAAATTGATAGATTCAGTTCGTAAACTAACTCAAGAGTTAATTGAACGAAACGATATTGGAGATCATGCTGTTGAAAGAAGCGAGAACCCGAATTTCGAAAATAGCTTGATGGACTTGAAGAACTACTTATCACTACAACGAAAAGTGTTTGCGAAGTATAGCTGATTAGTTTTTGTGATAATTCATTGACTATACAAATGACTATACAACACCATAAAGATCTGAATTAATTGGAAGGAATACCACTGAAATCGGGGGATTTGAAGGGAAATGGAGAGTAAAAGAAGATAAAAAACCATTCCCATCATCCGCTCCAGTGGTGAGTAAAGCCCCATTTCTGGGGCTTTTTTGATGCTTTAATATGCCTCTGACTATACATTGACTATACAAACTTTTTTCTGCTCAAATTTGAGCAAGAATTTGGCGTACCTTTGACTCTGATTCCTTCAACAGGTGAGTAATAGAATCAAGAGGTAATGATCATGATTGAGTAGTTTATCTAGCACTACATGAATACTTTCGCATAAAGGATTGAATTATCGATACTAATAATAAGTGATTATGATGATACGAAGTTAATTTTTCGCGACTCTATCTTCCTCGATGAGTTTTATAGGTACATAAAAGAACATGGAGAAATTTCCTTCATCTTCAAAGACGCCAATATCCTCATAAGACGGTGCAGATCCCTTCAGGTCTGACAAAATATAAACCTTTCCATCAAAACTCACATCTACCGATATGTTAAAAATTGAAGAGTAAAAGTCATGTTTCAGCTTTATGTGTTCAACATGCCATGTTTCTTCATCTTTTTCACTCCAAACACCTTCATCGATAATGTTCAAGAAGAATCCAGAGACATCTGCATAACTATGAAATTTCGAAATGTCATAGTGGTTACCGTCTTCTTGAAACACATCGTCAGCGTAATAATTCGTAAAGGCTACTGCCACAGATCTCATAGCATTTTCTTTTGGAAAATCCACGACAACTTCAGGATCAGGCTTCGAAAATGTGTGGTATGTAATAACTACTTCAACATTGGGAGGGTACCAATCGTCTGGTGAATAATCTATGTTACCGTCAACAGAAACAGACTCGACTTCTCCATCTTTAGTCAGCCAACCAAGGATTAAGTCTTCAATGACTTCGGTTCTAATGTTGATGAAACCAGCCTCTTTGAATGTATCAATTACTTCCAGATAATTGTCGCCTTTCAGAATAATCGAGCCAGAAGGCGTTCTTGCTTCTCCTTCATGATTTACCTTATCCAAATCAGAAAAAAACAACATACCAAATATAAAAATAAAAGATATTCCTAGTAGAATAAATGCAGATTTTCTAGATTTCATGATATTTGTGATCCCCCTTTTCACATTCGTGTAATGTATACCATTAATGATAATCTAGTTGACATAATAATGCAATCTACCTAAACTATGTTCAGTATTTATAGTGTCTGAGCAAAAAAGAATATCGAGTTATAGTGAAAATATGCGAACAAAGTCGAGATGAGATTAAAAATGCAGTTATAGAATCATATCTGCGAAAGAATCTGGAGTACCTTTGACTCAGATTCCTTTAGCAGGTGAGTATATACTTTCAAGGTCATGTTGACATCGGAGTGGCCAAGTCTCTTGGAGACCGCGACAATGTTAGCACCTTGTCCGATCAGATAAGATGCATGAGAATGGCGAAGATCATGGATCCGGATCACTGGGATTTCCGGTTTTCCTTCAGTCCGTAATCGTTCGTTACATGTCTCGATTCCTTTGGTAAAGGCTCTCTGGATTGTACTGATCCCTAGTGGTTCATTGTTTCCAAACAGGAACTCACCAGGCAGCTCCAGAAGGGGATTCAAGGCTTCAAGTGTAAATGGGTCCAATGCAATCTTTCGACGACTAGAGAGCGTCTTTAGCGGCTGAATACCTTGGGTGAAATGCTTCATACTTTTGTCGACTGTTAAGATCCCATCTCGAATGTCAGATTTCAACAAAGCTTTGCCTTCACTCCGACGTAATCCAGTCCGGAAGAGAAGAAGGAAGTATGCCTTAAATACATAACCATCGACAGCATTCAGAAAGAGTTCGAATTGTTGTGGGGTCCAGATCTGCATCTCTTTGGAGTCCAGACTGGACTCTTTTACTTTGGTGATTGTCTTTGCATGATCAGGATAATCGTAGTAAACGTTCGCGAACTTCGATATTGATTTGAGCAGTTGTAATCCAGTATTCTTGTATCGCTTGGAATAGTCAGTGGCAGCAATTTGAGATTTGACTTCAACCATGTCGCGAGGCTTGATGCGCGACATTTTCTTTTTGAGGATTGAACCGAAGAAGAGACGTGCGATCCGATCATACTCGTGGATGGATTCTTCGTTCGCATTTCCTCGTTTACTGTCCAGGAAGTACTGCAACATATCCTCAAATGTATCGTACGTTTCTGTCTGGATTTCTGGTTTCTTTTTCAGATCATCTTCGAAGGTTTGTGCTTCACGTTTAAGCTGAAAACCACGTTTAGTTTTGACTTTTACCTTACCGGAATCATCGCGATAAGGAAAACTGACATACCATGTCTTGTTTTTGACATCTTGATAAACTGCCACATTTGCATTCCTCCATGTTTTTGTTACAATGAAGGTACAACAAAAGCCAGCCAGGTTTAGTTGTACCGCACTCCAGCTCGAACTGGAGTGTTTTTAGTCTATACTCTATCCCAGATGATTCTTGAATCTATTATGTTATCTTCATCACTTTGGAGCATATAGTTACCATCACCAGAAAGTGGTGCAAGACCAGTCTGAATATCTAGCGTTAGGTAGTATTTCTTTAGCATTTTTAAATCAAAATATGATAATTCCAAATGAATATTAACTTCATAAGGGGATTCCAATTTATCACTTATATCAAAAAACAATACACTGATTTTAGTTTTTCTACCACCAATTAAGTCAATTGGACTGAACTTCATTATTGACTTCAAAGACTTGTTTTCACCATTTCTTATGAATGATCGCTTGTGGTCCATACTTAAACTTCTCATAGGAAATTCTGAAAGGTTCTCGAACTTTAGGTTAATGTGTGTGCCAATTGTAAGATCATTTGGATTGGATATTTTTGTACATTCGATTATCGGCATAATTCTGAATTGTTCGTCTTTTCTTCTTTTTGAGTCTTCATTTTGTATCGTAAAAACTAATGCAAACATTGTCATCGAACCACCAATTATTGAACCAGAATATCCTATCCAGTCACTTATAGTTCCAATCTTGGCATTCTCAGAAATAACATATGAAGTGCGGATGTTATACAGAATTGAATATGTACCGCCAGTCCCAACAATAAGTAGCAGAATTGCACTTGATGCTATGGTTTTGTATATGGTTATTTTTCCATACATAAACCAAAAAACAAAATCGACTCCAATGAAGAATAATATCATTATAAATCCAGATGAAATATAACCTGAAAAAAGTAAGTTTATAACAATTAGTGATTCCACAATAAATCCTATGAAAGCAACTACTAAGACGAAAATGTCTTCCAATGTTTTTTGTGATGCTTGGCTTTTCTTCATATTACCCCCTGGCTGCGCAAGACCACAGCATTTTTCCGATGACGTTTATCTCTGGACCATCACGTCCGATCATTAAAGGTCTGTGATCCGGATTGAAGCTCAGCGGCTCTAGGACCACATAGTCGGTTAACTTGTAGAACTTCTTCAGTGTAGCATCCGAACCGTTAATGAGGAATGCTCCAATGTCTCCATTGTCCAAGCTGTCCGTTTTTTGTAACACCGCGATGTATCCATCCGGAATCACACGATTCATACTGTCCCCGACAACAACCAACCCGAATAGATCTTCCTTGTCAAATAACCAACTTGGAACTTCCACTTCACCCAGATCATTCTGAATCGCCTCGAAGGGGATCCCAGCTGGGATGTGACCGTAGAGGGGAACATTCCGTATCTTGGGGAGATTTCGCTCAACCGGTTTAAACTCTGCCGTATCGATCCGTCCCAAGAGAAAATTCAAATCCACATTGAAGTATTCAGCAAACTTTTCCAGAATCTCGAAGTCGGGTTCGCGTTTGCCTTGCTCATACATACTAACTGTACTCTCGCCTAAACCATTCGCGTGGGCCAATTCACGCTGGGTCATCTTCGAAACGCGTCGTAGATGACGTAGACGTTCACCAAAAGTTGCCATAGGTCTCACCTCTATGACAGTATAACACACGTTGTGTGAACACACAACGAGAAATTTGCAATATGCGTTGACAATCCAGGTGAAGTCTTTTAGAATTGGTTTTGCGCTCCCCAAGGAGATGCACGAACCCTCAAGCGGGGAGAAGAAAGTGAGGATGACGATGGATCGAAGGAAGATTGGCGAGAAGTTAGTGAAGTTGCGAGGGTCACGGACCCGGGAGGAAGTGGCGGTTGGTGCCAAGATTACGTTCCGACAATTGGAGTCTTATGAAGCCGGAATTCGATTACCCAGGGATGATGTGAAGATGCGATTGGCGAAATTTTATGACGTAAGCATCGAAGATCTTTTCTACGAGGCTTGATAACACACTTTGTGAAGTTTTATCGGTGTGAGGAAGGAGAGTAGCGAATGAAGATCTTGTTTAAGCTGTATGCAACGAAGTCCGATATTCGAGAATTGATGGGTGGAAGTGAATGGGGAGCAGTAACCAAGGTGTTTAGAGCCTGCAAAGAGCTGGAAAGCGATCCCTTGAACATCCGGCCAACGAAAGTCCCCAGTCAACTCGTATTCAAAGTATTAGGTATCAATTATAACTTTGCCCTCAAGCAATATAAAGAGAGTCTAGAGATCCTTGAAGAACCGAAGGTCGAAGGGGTAGAAAATTGGACACCCGTCTCTTGAAAGATGAAATCAGAAAAAAACTACTTGTCGACACCGCGGACTATCCTCAAGAACGAGTTGTGCGTTCGATCTTGAGTCAGCTCAGGAAGGAAGGAATTCTGTTTATACCTTCAAACCTTGGTAAAGGCGTTTATGTTCGAATCGATCATGCTCATCGAAGTGAGATCGAGAGCTATGCGAAAGCCCAGGCACGCCATTTCAAAACGCAATACTTCAATACCATGCTGCCCATGAAACGCTATGTGGAGGACTTGAAACTGCTGCGGATGCTGGGACGACTTGAAGGGATCCTGGATGAAGAAAGCTGAGTATCAGAAGTGTTTACCCCTATTCGCCCGTGAGTTGCGGTTATCTGAGAAGAGTCAACGGACCATTACAAAGTATGTTTGTGATGTCCAGAAATTCATCAACTTCATCCCTGATAACGAGGAAATCACAAAAGAACACGTGCTTGCCTATAAGGAAAAGCTCTGTTCGGGGGAATACAAATCAAATAGCATTAACACTTATCTCGTCATCCTCAATCGTTTCCACCGCTGGGCACAAGTCCCCGGACTATCCGTAAAGGAAATCAAGACGCAGCAAAAGTCCAGTATTTCGGACGTTGTCAGCAGCTCGGATGCGAAACGATTACTCCGGTACGCCAAGAAGCGCAAACGAGATGACATCTACTTGATTATGAAGATCATTAGTACTACCGGGATACGCATCAGCGAGTTGGAGTACTTCACCGTTGAGAATATCCAGAAACACCACTTCAAAGCTTTCAACAAAGGCAAAGAACGCGAGATCATCCTCACCCAGGAGCTCGCACGTGAATTACGAAAATACTGTAGAGATCAGAAGATAAATGATGGAAAGATCTTTACCTTAAGCATCCCGACGATTTGGCGGCAGATGAAGAATACAGCCAGCGAAGCAAAGGTGGCACTGGAGAAAGTCCATCCGCACAGCTTCCGACATCTGTTCGCCAAAGAGTTTATGGAGCAATACAACAACGTCCTGGACCTGGCCGACATATTGGGTCATAGCTCGCTAGAGACAACCCGGATTTATACTCGATCCTCCTTGGACGAAAAGAGAAAAAAACTCGAAAATATGAAGCCTCGCTATAAATAGCGAGAAGAGGGGACAACATCATGAAAGACATCTTCTGGATCAAACTCGATTCCGAGTTTTACCAAAATCGCAAAATCAGAAAAATTGTGCAGTCAGAGAGTGGTTACGTCAGAGTCGCGGTATGGATCAACTTGTTGTGCATTGCAGGAAACACGAATGACAATGGACTTCTCTTCTTTTCCTCCAAAGAACCGTATTCGATCGAATTGCTTGCTGAAGAGATGCGCTTGTCTGAAGACTTCATCAGAGACACAATCGCTCTTTTTGAAAAAAGGGAAATGATCGTGATTGAGGAAAATGTTTGGGCAATCAAGAATTGGGAGAAGTACCAGAACATTGGAAAGATGGCGGATGTTCGTGAATATAACAAGTTGAAAAAACGTGAGCAACGCGCTCGTCAAAAGGAAAGCATAACCCTTCGAAACTTGTCAAAGACAAGTCCAAAATGTCAAGCTACAGAGTAGAGTAGCTTTAGAAGTAGATTTAGAAGTAGAAAAAGAAAAGAAGAGAAGAAAGAAAATACAAAGATTAAACAAAGAGGTTAACAGTAAATTCGCGCGCGAGAATTGTCGAGGTGATCTTCACGAAACACTTGGCTGACACACTAGACACTTATCCAACCAATCACTCACAACAATCCCTACAAACGAAAGTCCAACGTTATAACGATGAAGTCGGAACTCTTCAAGGAAACGATTGTCCCATCTGTAAAAACAAGGGTTATGTCATGATCCTGGATGAGGAATACACCGCCCTCAAGAAATGCGAATGTCTAGAGACTCGTAATAGTAAGAAACTCATTGAGAAAAGTGGACTCAAGCAGCTCATCCAGGAATACACCTTCGAGAAGTTCATTGCCCAAGAGACATGGCAAAGGGTCATCAAGGAGAAAGCATTAGCCTTTGTCCAAGATACAGATTCCCACTGGTTCTTTATCGGAGGCCAAGTCGGAGCTGGGAAAACCCATATCTGCACTGCGATCGTCAATGAGCTTATGCAGCAAGGCCATGAAGCACTGTACATGCTATGGCGTGATGAGATCATGAGGCTCAAAGCCAATGTCATGGAAGGGAGCGAATACGCTCAGACGATCCACGCCTTCAAGACCAAGAAGGTATTGTACATCGATGATCTATTCAAATCGGAACGAGGAAAGCAGCCCACGACCTCCGACATCAACATCGCCTTCGAAATCTTGAATGCCCGCTACAACAATCCGGAATTGATAACCATCCTGAGTTCAGAGAAGATCCTGAAGGAAATCCTGGGAATCGATGAAGCCATCGGTTCCCGGATCTTTCAGAGGTCTGGAAGTTATATTCTCGAGCTCAACAAGAATCCCAAAATGAATATGCGACTGCGAGAAAGGAAACAAGCGAATGAATAAATATCGAGAGAATATCGAAGTCTATCTCTATGACCGAAGAGAACTTCTAGCAAGTAAAGATCCGATCGAACAACAATGGTCTGCCATCATCGAAAAGACCATCGTCAAGTATGAAGGCACTGAAATGGGGAAGTTAATCCACTTAAAGTATGAAATGCGACTCCCCGAGCAGCAAATCTTCGAGAGACTCAATGTCGAAAAGACGACCTACTATGTCTGGCGCAATCGTCTGGTCAATGAGATTACCTTACAGGCAGCCTACCAGCGGCTTATCAAGCCGTTTTAGAAAGAGGGACAATGCAATTTGAAACCTTGAAGTTAAGTGAATTAAAGTATGCCAACTACAATCCCCGAAAGGAACTCAAAGCCGGGGATGCAGAATATGAGAAGATCAAGAGAAGTATCCAAGAGTTTGGATATGTCGATCCGATCATCATCAACTCCGATCGGACCATAATTGGTGGCCACCAACGTGCTACCGTTCTAAAGGATCTTGGGTATGATGAAGTGAATGTGGTTTTGGTGGATGTCGACAAGACTAAAGAGAAAGCTCTGAACATCGCTCTCAACAAGATCAGTGGCGAATGGCAGATGGACAAGTTGAAAGACCTCTTACTTGAACTCGAGCACCAGATCGACTTGGGTGTCACTGGATTTGATGATGAGGAATTCAAAGAGCTCCTGGCCAAGATGGATACGACTTCAGCACAAGAAGATGACTTTGATGTTGAGGCAGCGTTAGAAGCGATTGAGCAACCGAAAGCCAAGCGGGGGGATATCTACCAACTCGGCCGTCATCGGCTCATGTGCGGCGATTCTACGGACGCCAATGACGTGTTCTTCCTGATGCATGGAAAACAAGCGGACCTGATCGTCACGGATCCTCCTTACAACGTTAACTACGAGAACAAGATTGACTACCACAAGAGCTTCAAGAATGAGCATCGCAAAAACAACGAGATCATGAACGACCATATGGACAGCGACAAGTTCTATGATTTCCTTCTCGCGATGTATATCTTAGCTTATGAGCATCTCAAACCCGGTGGTGTGATCTATGTATTCCACAGCGACGTCGAACGGATCAGTTTCCAGTCAGCATTCCGGACCGCTGGGTTCAAGTTCTCCGAGAACCTCATCTGGGTTAAGAACTCCTTCAACCTCAGCCGACACGACTACCATTGGCGTCATGAACCGATCCTGTATGGATGGAAAGAGGGAACTGGTCACTTCTTCGTGGATGACCGAACTCAGTCAACGATTTTTGATGAAACCCAAAACATCGAGAAACTCAAGAAAGAGGAACTCATCGAACTTCTCTCCAAATTCCTGGATCAAACTCAGACGACCATCCTCTACGAAAATAAACCATTGAAGAGCGACATTCATCCCACCATGAAGCCTGTACCGCTCATAGGACGCTTGATAAAGAACAGTAGCTTAAGAGATCAACTCGTCTACGAACCCTTCGGAGGAAGCGGTTCTACACTGATAGCGGCGGATCAACTGGACAGGACTTGTTACTGCATGGAACTTGACCCAAGATATGTGGATGTGATCATTCAACGATGGGAGGACTTGACTGGTTCAAAATCCGTACAGCTAAATCAAGAGTAAACAACCCTCTATTCAAACCAGCAAAAAACGATATAATGTTCCTGAGGACATGCAACCCTTCCCCCAAATTAGAGTGCATGTCCTCTTTATTGTTTTTATTAGACAAGGTTTTCAAAATGAATCACAATAATTATTATGTCTTTATGAAAGTGTGATAAACTGAAAAAAAGGGGAACTGAAAAGTTGAGTGGGAAACTTATGAAAAAACTAGTTATCGCAATAATGTGCTTTTTTCTGGTAGGGTGTAGTTTTGCTGATGAAATTATTGAGGAGATAGACTTGCCGAGGGATAGACCTGAATTGATTTCATCGATTAAAGTAACTCAATTTCCGGCTGAGATTAAGTCAGAAGAATCATACTATGGTACCATTACTATTCAAAACTTTGAAATCACAAACTATAATTCGAGTAACTCAAGTGATTTAATTTTGATCAACTATCAACTCGAAGCATATTCGGAAAACAAAGAATGTGATTACTTAGCATTCTATTTTGTTTTTTATGATAAAGATGGATTCAGAGTTGGAGATCGATGGTTTATGGAAAATGCCGAAAATGCAGAAAAAATAAAGATAATTGATGATATGTATATTCCCAAAACGACAGTTGAAATAAAACTATTACCAGCAGATTAATGGTGTAGTCAATCAGTCTCACTAATTTATACCTAGAATTATTTCAAAACCTTGATCAAAAACAGGGGTCGATTTTCCAGTAAACTATCGATCCCTTTTTTATAGACTAATACACCCTTTTAAAAGGCTTTAACATACTTTTCCGGTACGTAATATTACCTTAGGGTTATATTACGGGTCTAGACGATTGAGTTTATTGACAATTTAAATAGGAATGCTATATAATAACGACAACACTTGAAAGGATGTTCATATATTCAAGTGAGAACGGGAGACATATGAAAGAAATAATCCACGTCAATGATAGGTGTGATTGTACAGTCATTCATGAGGATATTGTTAAACAAGTTATGCCGCA